GTAGAACATGACCTTATTATAGAATTTATAAATAAGTTTCACCAAAAAGTAGGATATTACCCAACCGTGATTACAAATCATAGAATTACAGATGATGGAATTATTACATTGACACTTCCAGAGTTAGAAAAATATTTTGAACCTTATTTACCACAATCTTTAAAGAAAAAAGGTCTTGCAGCTAAGGATAGATATAGAAATATAGTAGAACTTAGATGTATATTTTTCTTTATAGGTAGATCTATGAGATACAATCTCAAGCAGTTAGGTAACTATATGGGAGGAAGAGATCATACTACAGTGATACATGGTATAAATACATTTAGAAACTTGTATGAAACAGATGCATCATTTAGAAGTAAGTATTATTTAATTATTAACCACATAAAACAAGACTATGAGCCATCAACATTGGACACCATTGATAAAATGGAATGTGAGCCCTAATCAAATCTATTTATTAGATTGCTGTAGGGATAAAATACAACCTTCTAAGATTATTAACGAAGAAGGTGAAAGATTAGTATGTCAAGCTAAACAATTATTAGATGAACATGGAAATTTAACTAATAAGGGAGCTACGATACTAAATGAATATGAAACATTTATGGTGAAAACCAAAAAAAAGGTGGCTTCAGAAGTATTAGGACCTGACATGAATGAACGTATTAAAGAATACAGAGAGATTTGGCCATCTAAAAGATTACCACATGGTCAATTGGCTAGACAATCCAATCAAGAACTTAAAGATAAGTTTGTATGGTTCTTTAAAACATACCCTGAATATGATTGGGATTTAGTACTAGATGCTACAGACTATTACAATGAAGTTTTTAAAAAGAAAGACTATTTGTATATGGCTACTAGCAGTAATTTTATAAAGAAAACAGAACTAACTAAAGAAGTGAGCTCAAAACTTGCTGATTACTGTCAAGAAATCCTTGACAATCCAAAAATTTTAAATAATAATACATGACAATAAAAGAAAAGATTTTTCACAGCTTTATAATTTCAGTTTTATTTAGTTTACTTAACTGGTTTATAATTAAAAATTTAATAATTGACGTAACAATTATTGAATATATTTTTATAGAAATTGTATTGGTTCTATCAATAAAATTGTTTAAATTTACAAAACTAAAACTAAAATTAAATTGAATATTTTTGATCTTCCACAAAAAGAAAGACCTTTTGGTATAAAATCTTATTCAGAGATATTAGAGGAAGGATTGCAGTATATAGAAGATAGAAAATCAGGTAAGATTAAATCATTAAGTTTACCCTGGGCAGGTTTGAATAATGCAGGTGTAGCAGGATTAGAATGGGGATCAATGTTAACAATAGGTGCCCGTCCTGGTTCTGGTAAAACGATGTTTGTTAGTCAAGTGCTAAGAGAAGCAAAATATATTAATCCTACACAGAATTTTAATATCTTAGAGTTTCAATTTGAGATGGGTGCTAAACAAACAGCATCAAGAGATTATGCAGCTCAAGTAGGGCTAGATTATAATCAAGTGTTAAGTACATACAAAGAAGTGGATGATTTTTCTATTAAGATGATGAAACAATATCTTCAGGATAGTAAAGCTTTTCATAATCTTGGTAATTATAGAGGTCAAATTAATGATCCTATTACAGTTAGAGAAATGGAAAAAGCTATTTATACTTTTTACGAGGGTACTAATGGTAAACCATTTATTGTGACTATAGATCATAGTTGGTTAGTTAAAAAAGACCCAACAGAAAAAGAAAAAATCAACACTCTTTATAATGTTGTAGAGATGTTAATGAAAGTAAAGAACAAACTACCAATAATTGTCTTTATGATTTCTCAGCTTAATAGAAGTATAGATGATCCTATTAGAAAAATGCCGGGTACAATAGGAAACTATCCTACTAGCTCTGACATATTTGGTGGTGATGCTTTACAACAAGGATCTGACATGGTTATTGTGCTTACTAGACCATTCAAAGCTGATATAGAAAGTTATGGTAGAAAAGAATATCCTTGTAAAACAGATGATATATTCTGTCATATATTAAAATCTAGAAATAGTGCTGATGATACCAATTTAATATTTCTTAAAGCAGAGTTTTCTAAACAAAAAATGATAGAAGTGCCTGAACCTCAAGCTGCTAATCCAACAGGGCAACCTCCTCAAAGAAGAACAGCTAACAGATTTACAAATACAAATGGTCCAACAATATAACAATTTACATTAACAAAAAAAAACAAAAAAACATGAGTATTATGCACGGTATGTCCGATGATGAAAGGACAAGGTACAAAGCCCAGAAAACAAAAGAAATGAGGGATTACAATGCTGATCTTATTGCTGATCTAGGAATTAGTCTTTATGATTTTAACATGAAAACTCAATTCTATGATGAACAAAGAAGACTAGTAGTAGGAATCTTTCCATCAGAGTTTAAAAAAACAAAAGGATTTTTCTTTGAGCTTATTGACTCAGATTTAAATCCAACAGATCCAGAAAGAAAAGTTTACAGAGTACCTCCTACATCTTCTTTTGAGGAAGAGTATGAACTTAATGCCAAAGGTTCATATTTAGTACCCATTGAAGAATTAAAAGTGGTACATAGAAGTTCTGTAGCTATCAGTAAAATGTCAGCATTTACAGGAACAGAAACAGGTGTTTTCAAAGTGACACAAAGAACACAAGAAATCAATCCTGTATTAACTATTCCTAATGCTCCATCTCCTATGGAAGATGCACCGTACTCTGAAATGACAATCAGAGATTACTATGCTATCCATACAAACAAACCAGTCAGTGCTAAAAACTGGTTAAATGAACTCATAAAAAACAAATACTAATATGGCACAAGGAGTATTAATCATTGCAGAGTCCGGTGCTGGCAAGTCTACCAGCATTGAGACCTTAAATCCCAAAGAGACATTTATTATTAACGTTGCTAACAAGCCTCTACCATTTAAAGGATGGAGAAAGAAGTACAGTATCTGGAGTAAGGAAAATCCTTCTGGAAACATGTATGACAAATCTAGTCCTGAGAACATAGAAGCTTGTATTAAATACGTTAATGAAAAACGTCCTGAGATTAAAAACATAGTAATAGACGACTTTCAGTACATGAGTTCCTTTGAATTCTTTGACAAAGCTAATGAGAAAGGTTATGAAAAATTCACACAGATAGGTGCACACCTAGCTAGAATTGCTCGTATGCCTAAAGATATGAGAGAGGACCTTCTCATATTTTTCCTTACTCATGCAGAAGAAGCAACAGATATAGAAGGTAAACGTAAGTTTAAAGCTAAAACAATTGGTAAAATGGTTGATGAAAAACTAACATTGGAAGGACTTTTTTCCATAGTTTTGTTTGGAAAAGCCAAAAAGAACAAAGACGGAGACATTAGATATGTATTTGAAACCCAAACCAACGGTGAGAATACATGTAAGAGTCCACGTGGAATGTTCCCTACCTTTGAAATAGTTAATGATTTACAGTATGTAATGGAAGCTATTAAAAACTATGAGAACTAGAACCCATTTATTAATTTAAAAAACAAAACAACATGTTCAAAACAGAAGGACAAGAAGTTAAAGGGGGAGGATTAGGAAAATCCTTTGAACCCGGAGTAGTATTAGCAAGCATCTACAGTGCCCAAGTAAGAACTGCTAAAACAGGTAAAAAATCTTTAGAGATTACATTGGAAGGACCAGCAATACCTAACTTTGAAGGTTGGGCTATTGACAAAGAAGATCCAGAAGGTGAAAAGTTTAAAGGTCAAACAGCAAGAGTTTCTGCTACTATTTACACAGCTGATTTTAACAGTGATGATGTAAATAAGAATGAAATTTTAAGCAAGATTATTCTTATTTCTGATCAATTAGAACTAAGAAAAGAAATTGATGCTCTATCTAAGAATGCTAAAATTACATCTATTGAACAATGGGTGGAAGCAGCTGTTAACATTCTTAAAGGAAACGATATGTATTGGTTCCTAGCAGGTAAAGAAGATGAGTATAATGGTAAAACTATTACGAGACTTTCTCTTCCTAGATATAAGTTTTGTTCTGCTGATGAATCTAAGCTTCCTAAGTTTGATAAGTCTAACAAATGGCATTTTACACCACTTTCTAATAAACCAGTAAGTGGCTTTGAACCAGCTAGTGATGATTTTAATTTATAGGTTTTAGTTTTAGTTGAAATACAGGGGGATGTTTCTACATCTCCCTTTTATTTTTAAATTTTTATTTATGTTTAACACAAAAGATTTAGTGCATGATATAAAAGATGTACCTGTTACATGGATATTTGAACACTTCTGTGTACTTAAAGAAAAACTAACAGGACAAGATTTAAAATTTAAATCTATATTCAATCCTGGTGAACGTACACCTAGTATGTGTATTTATATGGATACATATAATGTTTATAGGTATAAAGATTTCTCTACTGGTAAAGGTGGTAGTGCTGTAGATTTAGTAAAAGAAATGACACATCTAACATTTCATAAAACTTGTCAGCTTATTATAGAAACTTACAATGATTTTGTTCTACATAACAATGGAGGTTATGATATAGAAAGATTTCAACGAGCTTCTAAATATAAAGTGACTAGTTATATAGTTAGAAGCTGGACAACACAGGATCAATATTTCTGGACACAGTTTAATATTGGATCTAAACTACTTGAGGCTCATAATGTGAGACCCCTAGAAAGTTATTGTATGACTAAAGATAATAATGAACTTTGTATTAAAGGACTTTACCTCTATGGTTATTTCAAAGAAGATGGTACCCTCTATAAGATCTATCAACCAAAAACTTTAGATAAGAAGTTTATTAAGGTGACTGATTACATCCAGGGTATGCATCAGTGTACTGGTGAAAAACATTTACTAATTACTTCTAGTCTAAAAGATATAATGTCTATTAAGTCACTCAAACTTAGCTTAGATGTTATAGCTCCTGATAGTGAGAACACTATGCTTAAGAAAGATGTAATGGAAGAACTTAGAGATAAATATGAGAAAATTCTTGTAATGTTTGACTTTGACCAAGCAGGTATAGAAGCTATGCAGAAGTACAAAGAGAAATATCCATTTATAGAAATTACAGTGCTTCCTATGAGTAAGGATGTATCTGATAGTATTAAAGATTCAGGAGCTAAAGAGGTTAGAACTAGATTAGTTCCTATCTTAGCTAAAAAATTAAATAATGAGAAAGAAAGCAACACCTAGGAAAGGTGCAGCACCAAAAACTAGGAATGCAGGAACTATGACAGATGCTGCCTTCTGGAGTTTTATAAGAAGTTCACTTAGACAAAAGTCTAGATGGTGGAAACCTATAAGTCAGGCTAAAGCAAAAGCTAAAAGATCTTATAAAGGTCCATTAAAGAGACAGAAGTTTGAGTATCAGTGTGCAGAGTGTTCTAACTGGTTTCCTGACAAGGAAATCAATGTTGACCACATTATACCTGCTGGTACTTTAAGGTGTGCTACTGACCTCCCAGGCTTTGTAGAGAGACTATTCTGTGAAGTGGATAATCTACAGGTGCTTTGTGAAACATGTCACAATAAAAAAACACAAGATGAAAAATCTAAAAAATAACAAATGGCAGAACTACATGAGACCCTAATGGGTAGAAAACTTATAGAAGGTACACTACCTGATATTGCAGAACAGCTTAAGAGAATAGCTGATACTATGCAAAATAAAGCAAAAGATGAAGATGCTAGAAGAGTTATAGAATTTCTTGAGTATGAGGAAGCATTAACAAAAGACC